ATTGGCGAGCCACTTGGCACCCGGCGCCATGCGGAGACTGGTCGGGTCCTGAACGGCACCAATGTCAACGACGGCAATCGGGTTGGTCGACCACACGAAAGCATCGCCCGACTGGTTGCCGAGGTCGTTGACGAAGTACTGCATGTAGTCGAAGAGCTCGCAGAGCCCACGGCCGTAAAATTCCTCGGGGATTTGCTGGAAGCGGCCGACGAGCCATTGCGTGCCGCCGTGCCAGAAGGGCCGGCGCTGCACGCGGAGCGGCACCTCGTCGGCGCCGAGCGTGACGAGATAGCGCGCCGGCTCGTCGTCCTCGAGATCGACCGTCCACATGCATTCCGTCAAATCGAGTGGACGGAGGGCGGCGGGTACGTTGAAGTCGAGCGGCGCCGTAAACCCCTTATCGGCCAAGCGAATCGCAAGGGCGTCGTACTTGTCGGGATTGCGCCCGGCTTGGCCGCCCGTGCGGTTCTGGATCGCTTGGTCGTAGAGCGCGACCAGCTCGTCGACCCCCTCGTACACGTTGCCGCCTTTCGGGTTGGACGGATCCAGCGGCTTGTTGGCGAGTGCATAGACCCGGCTCCGCGGCACACAGCGGTCCTCGAAGACCAAGGTGCAGTCCTCGAGCCCGGCGGCGGTCGGCGGCCAGACGTAGAACGCGAAGAGGTCGACCGGCTCGAAGGTCGGCCCCAAGAAGTCGGCCACCTTTTCCACTTGCTCAATCGTCTTGCCCGACGGCTGGCCGTCGTCGTCGAGGACGTCACGGAGCACGGTCTGGTCATGCTCAACGGCGCGCCAGACATTGCGCACGGGCGACGTGCCGTACATGACGAGCTGGCGGAGCCACGGCAGCGCGTGTTTGCGGAGCCGCATGTGGCGGCGCATCCAGTAGGCTGCCAATGCCTGCTTGGCGGGCACGCGCGCCTCGAAGTCTTCCCGCAACGCGCGGCACGCAAACCAGTCTTGGTCAGGGAAAAGGTCGCGCTTGAGGCGCGTGACCCATTGCTCAATCCAGCGGCGGCCGACCGGAAAATACGTGTTGGTGCGGCCGCGGTAGCCCTGGGAATCGTGCCGCACGCTCCAGATCCGATAATAGCGGAGCCAGCGCTCGCGGAGCACGCCGTTGCGCTCCTGGCGGGTGCGGCGGACCAATGGGACAAGCTCGTTTTTGACGCGCTCGACAATCAGCGGGTCGAGCGCGAGATTCTTCGGTGCCTCGCCGCGTGCCGGCGAGAGCGTTTCGGCGGCAGCCCCGCCCGCGGCGCGTCGTGGCATCCCGAGAGTCCTTAGCCTCGGGGCGGCCCGTGTACCCGCCGGGCCCCGGGGTCGTCAATGCCGCGTCGCTAGAGTGAGCAGACGCGACAGCGGAGCGGCAGCGGTAACGTCTCGTCGTCCCCGACGCCCACCGGTCGGCGGCCGGCCTCGAAGGCCGCACGCAACCCCGCAAGATCGGTCGGCCACTGATCGCGCTGCCCGCTGCGGAACGTGTGGCCCGTCTCCGCCTCGAGGGCCTCACCGCGCGCGTAGGCCTCCGGATGCGCTTTCCACAGGCGGTACCACTCGCTTAAGCGCTGGTCGTAACAGAGCGCACAATCAGTGCGGCGCGGCACCTCGACGCCGTGGGCCGCGAGATAGCGGCGGACGTCGCGCACCCGCCAGCCCCATTCCCGCAGCGGATAGCGATACGTCGCGTACTCGCCATAGAGACCGAGTCGGGCCTCCTCATCCGCACGGAGCCCGACAAGCAACGTGCTCCCGGGATGCGCAAGCAGATACGCGATGCACGGCTCGATCTTGATTTGCCGCGTGCACCACCGCATGCGGAAGTTGGGCAACGCCCGATAGGTAGTGATCCACTCGTACAGCGAGCGGTTCGGAGGTACAATCAGCTCGCACCCGATGCGCGCCACGATGCGCGCAATATGCTCGCGGAGCTCAGGCAGCTCGTCGCCGGTCGGGGTGAAGAGCAGCGCGAAGGATTCCCCGAGCTCGTGGAGCCGCAGGGCCATGGCGGTTGAATCTTTGCCGCCGCTAAACGCGACGATCTGTGTCACCATGCGCAGTCCGCGCGCGCGATCCGCTGCAGCTTCAGCATCCACTCCGAGCTCGAGCCCTGCAGATTATCATGTAGATACCTAGCCGCGTCTACAATATCTTTGTATGGGTGAAGCGGCATCGGTTTTCCCGTTTTCGGGTGCCGCGCAAACCCCCCGGACAGCGCCGAGTGCAAGATCGGGCAGCGGGGGTCGACAATGAGCGCCGGCGAGGGAACATCTTCGCCGGGAATCCGCACGCGGCGCAGCAGCCGGTCCCGGAGATTGTTGTAGGACGTGTCGCTACTGCGCGCGAAGGTCTGCAAGATGATGCCGTGCTTCAAGAGCACCGCGCGAATCGAGCCGAGCTCCATCTCGTGCAGCGCCTCGGGGTCGCCCGCATCGAAGCAATTCGCGCCCGGGCCGACGAGCTCGACCGTCATAGCTTTCGTGGCCTCGATCTGTGCCGTCAAGTTGGCGTGCTCGAGCACGAGCTCGGCGACAAAGCCGAGCCGGCCGTGCACATCGAGCTGCGCAAACACGGTCGCGGGACACACCTGGCCAAAATCCCAGCCGCGCAAGAGCCGCGCGGACGGATTGACGGGAAACGGGCGGCGCATCTCGGCGGGCACGTACTCGGGGAGCACGGGCTCACCGCCGGCCAGGTCGAACGCGATCTCCATCTCGCGTTGCCAGCCGCGCGGCGGCATGCCGCGCATGGCTTCGCGCTTCCAGGCCGGGTCGCGTTTGGCCGGGTCGGCGGTGTAGTGGACCTCGACGACGTGGACGCCGTTCCGCGGGCAGTTCCACTCCGTCACGCCCGGGATGGGCTGCGCGGCCGCGCCCCGCGGGTCGGGCGCGGCCCCGCGTGCGCCTAGGAACGGCATGTGGCGTCCTGACTCGCGAAGAGGCCGCGTTGCGCCGTGCGGGCGCGGGCCAGCTCGACATACGCCGGCGAGAGCTCAATCAAGACGGCGTCGCGGCCATTCTGCTCGGCCACCTCACCGACGGTGCCCGAGCCGGCGAAGGGGTCGAGCACGGTACAGGGCACGGTGCCCGCGTCATGCGTGCACACCGGCCGATTCCAGCCGATCGTCGTGACGTGTTTGGTCGTGCGGTCGTGCGGGAGATCGGTGCGTGTCGCAGCGTGACGCCGCGCATCGCCGCGGCGTGAGTGTCCCGAGCCGCCACTCGTACACCGCACCTGCTCGATCGCGACCCGCCGAGTGCCCGGCGTCCCGCACACTGCGCAGCAGCCCCGTGCATTCGTCCCCGCGACGATGCAGCGCCGCGCCAGCTCCGGCGGGAAGGTGGCGAAGTGGGCCTCGGGATAGGGCGCGGTCGCAATCGTCCACACCGAGCGAAGGTTGCGGCCATTGGGGTGACTCACATTCCTCGCTGCGGTCGTATCGGCGAAGCGGCGCGCGTGCTGATCGTCAGGATGCGCCCATGCCTGATGCTCACGCACGAGCGACGAGGGCCGCGCATACTGTGGCAATGGTTCTTCCCGCACCGCATCGGCGTCGTAGTAGTACCGCGCCGATTTCGTGAGCAGAAACACATACTCATGCGCCTTCGTCGGCCGGTCGGTCACCGACTCGGGCATCGGGTTGGGCTTCGCCCAGATGATGTCGGCGCGGAGATACCAGCCGTCGGCTTGGAGGGCCAAGGCGAGCCGCCACGGCATGCCGACGAGGTCCTTTGGCTTGAGCCAGTCAGGGCGCGTCAACCTTCCCGTGGCTGCGAGTGCCTTCCGCACGCCGCCGTCCCCATTCGTATCAAAGCCCGCGCCTTGGTTGGCGTTGTAGCTATCCCCGAGATTCAACCAGAGCGTCCCGTCGTCACGCAGCACCCGGCGGACCTCCCGGAACACGTCCACCATCGTCGCCAGCCACGCCTCCGGGGTCGGCTCGAGGCCGATTTGGCCGTCCACGCCGTAGTCGCGGAGGCCCCAGTACGGTGGGCTGGTGACGACGCAGTGGACGGACTCGGCCGGCAGCGTCGGCAGGATCGCGCGGCAATCGCCCGCGACGAGCCGCAGCGCCACTAGTCCGCCGCCGCTTTCTCGTCCTCGGGCGGCCCCTCGGGCTCCGGGTCCTCGAGCTCCTTGGCGGCATCCTCGTCATCCGGGGGCGGAGCCGGTGGGGGCACGGGCTCATCCTCGGGCGGGTCGGGCACGAGCCAGAATGACGGCGTCACGTGTTCCATCAGAGTCCTCCTCACGTCGCCGACGGGGGCCAGCCCCACGGCGCGGCGTTGTCGTAGTCCTCGGCCCCGTGCCGCACGCTCACATGCACATGGTGGGCGTGTTTATTGCTTCCACTATAGGGACGCCACTCGCCGGCGGTGTGACGTTGTCCCAATCCTGAGAAAATGCGACCATTGGAGATCACATATTTGATGCGCCGCTCGCCCGCGAGCACGCGACCCCGCAACCATTCCGCAAAGGCGTAGGAATCGAAGCCGCCGGCGGGGTCATGGGTGAAATCGCGCGCGCAGACGACGCCGCAGCACGGGCACGCGTTGTGGTCGCTCGTGCGGGCGCTGTGCCGCTGGTCCCCGATGCCCCCATCGGACGCTTTGGAGCGATGCGGGGCGGATTTGTTGATCTCCCCGAGCAATCCCTCGTCAAATCGGCCTCCAAGGGCCTTACAGAGGCGCCAACTCACTGATTTTGCTCCCAAATCACCGTTTTTCGCCCTCGGAACGCCCTCGCAGGTCCAAAAACCGCTGCATCAAGCCGGTTTGGCGCTGCAGCTCGATGGTTTGGGCCTTTAACTCAGCCATTTCGCCCGCTTGGACCTCCACCAAGTGCGCCGCGGCATCCGTATTTGCCTCCATCCGCGCCGTGATCGTCAACATGGTGTCCTGAAAGCGCGTCAAGAGGAACCAGAGGAGCACCCCCGCGACCACCACCGGAAACCCAACCTGGGCAACGACTTGCGCGATCCCCGCCAAGCCGCCCGCACCGGGCCCAACCCCCCCGGGTGCCCCCATCGCCTAGGGTGCCTCCATACAAATGACCGTCACGAGCACCTCGAGCGTGCCGCCGAGGGAGAACGTCGAGACCACGGTGGCATCCGAGTGCCAGCCGGTAGCCGTCGGCCCGGAATCCAGAAGATGCGTGCGGGGCTCATCCTGCGGATTTCCCACCACATTCGTAAGCCCACCCCCGATCGGCACCGTCCCCGGGTCGCACGCGGCCGTGAGCGTCACCAAGGTCCCCGCACTCGGCCGCTCGAGCACCCCCGACGAGACCGTCTTCGGCATCACGGCCAGACTTGGCCCGGTCGGCCCCGGGGGCCCAGCACTGCCTGGAGCTCCCGGCGGCCCCACCAGCCCAGGAGCACCGACAGACCCAGCCGGACCAGGAGGACCAGGAGGCCCAGCAACCCCCGGGGTACCCGCCACCCCCGGCAGCCCGGGGGGTCCGGGGGGCCCGGGCTGCTTGGATTTGCAAACCGTCAGACAAAACGCGCCCTTGGTGGCGATTGGGGAGAGGCCCCCACGGCCAGGGGGACACGCCGCCGCCCGCTCGGCCACCACGACGAGCCCAAGGACGAAAACGCCCCCGCGCCACCCCATCATCTACTTCCACTGCCCAACGAGCTGCACGACCGTCACCGCCGTCACCCGGCCCTCGGCATTGAGCGTGAGCGTGAGCCCGTGCCGCGCGTCCCCGTACGTGCCTGCCGTGACGATCGTCGATAAGGTCGGGTTCGGATACGTGCCCGCCAACGACCCGCCCGCGGCCCCCGAGGGCGGGAAACTCGCGGGGGCACCCGTCACCTTCGTCCACGCGACGTCGGAAATCTCTGCGTTTCCAACGGCATTGGCGGCAATCGTCGGCGCCGGATAGGTCCCGGTCAGGTCCCCGCTCGCCGCCCCGCTCGGCGGCAGGGACGCCGGCGCCCCCGTCACCTTGGCATAGGCCACCCCGCTGATTTTCGCGTCCGTGATGGCCCCGTCGGCCACGTCCGTCGTCCCAACCGCCCCCGCCGAGAGGATCGGATTGGGGTAGCTGCCGCTGAGATCCCCCCCCGCCGGCCCCGACGGCGGCCCGCCCCCACCCGCCGCCGTCCCCGGCACCGGCCCTAACGGCCGGCGCTCACGGCGCGGCTCCGTATAATACCAGGCCACCTTACCCCCCCAGGGGGATGGGCCGACCGGCCTGGAGGGACACACCGGGGGCGGTGCGAGACACCAAACCGGCCAGCCCGTGGGGTCGTACCATGGCTCCGAGGGCCGTCGCGTGTGCCTCACAGACCCCCCGGCCGTCAAGGGGGCCTGCCACACGGACTAGGCACCACGGGCATGGCTTGCTAGAGGGCACCATGGCGAAACGCAGCCATGACGCCCTCCGCGCCCGGGACCGCGGCCGCTCAGCCCTCGCGCCCGCCCGCACCCCAGTCGACGACCTCGACCTCCGCGCCTGGCTCCGCTCCCACGGCGCCACCCTCGAGGGCCCCACCGAGACCCGCCCCTACTGGATCGTCTGCCACCATGGCCGCTACGTCTCAGCCGGCCAGACCCCCGCCCGCGCGATCTTGAACGCGCGCCCCTATTTCCGTTGACCTATTCAGCCCCATCATAAACCGGCCCCGTGACTCGTTCCCGAGTGGCAACGCGCCCGCCCACTTAGCGCAGTTTACACGCCGCGTAATGACAGACTTGACAGCCGTGATAGAAGACTGGGATTCCCAGATGGGATCCCAGGCCGTGCCAGGCCAGCTCCAGACCCCCCACCCCTCCCCCGGGGGCTAGTCCGCTAGGTTGGTAGCCAATCCGCTGGCGTGCGGCTCTCCCCGAAGGGGACAGCCGCTCCGGCGCCTCCGGCGCCTCACTCGCACCCCGGGGGTGGTCCAAATAGACCGGACTGTCAGGCTAGCAGGCTAGCCTGCCAGCTAGCAGGCCAGGGAGCGAGCTGGCCAGCCCATGGGGGGCCGCAAGCCCTTGCGGAGCAAGGGGTTGAGCGAGCGCGGAGCGCGAGCGTGGGGGCCGGTCGGACCGGAGCGGGG